CCGTTAGTTATCTGCGTGGGATGACTTCTTCAAATGATACACCTGTTCGTGTAGCAATGAATGTCAGTGTGATAAAGTTGATTGAGCGTGCAGGCTTGATATAAAAATCTGCCTTAAACTCATTCGCGTCGATGATTGCTCCAGTGTTATTGGATTCATCACACACAACTAGGAAGTCTGTAATTCCTCTTTCAGCTTGGATGCCTCTAAGGAATGGTTCAACAACATTCTTAAAGTTGCTACGTGTGAACTCATCGTTAAGTTCAAAAAGTACTCCCTTCGCAGCGTTGCCGATTGTCTTCTCTATCACGTTGAAAAGACGACGTACATTGATGCGATCAAATGCAGATGGTGAAGCGAGAGCTGTTTTGTCTCCGAATAAGACTATACCTTGACCAGGTAAACTGGTTACTGGGTTGATCCTTCTCTGATACAGTGTATCTCTTTCGGATTTAGTAGGTGAGTATGCTAATTTAACTGCACCTCTTATTGCACCACGGTTTAATCCTGCAGGGGAGAACCATGGAGTACCGTTAGCAGTTACTGCTGCACATAATCCTGCAACGTCTCCGTTAAGAGGAACGTAACGATACTTGTCTGCAAATCTGTCGTAGATGTACTTCCAACCGTTGTCAAACACACCGAATGATGTTGCTTGCAAGTTTGTGTAGAAGTCTACTACATTTTGTGTTTGTGTTGCGGAACTTGTAACTCCAACAACGTCACCTCTAAATGGTGAGATGAAACCAACAGCGTCTTTTCTTCCTGATGCTATTGAAAGAACTTTTGCTGCAATTGCTTGAGTGTTTGATTTACTTCCTGCGTCGCCAGGACCCATGAGAATGTAATCAACATCCAATGTCTCAACGTCTGCGAACTCAGTAAGACCAGTCATGATCTCACCAGATGTTGCACCTAAACTTTCTGCACCTTTTACGAAAGTGTATGAACGTTCAGCAGAATCTGAGGAGAATAGATCGAATGTAGTTGTACTTGGATTTCCTGCATTACCTGTGCCACCGAAGTTAGCACCAGATGTAATTAGAGCATTACCACTTACGTCGTATGCATCGTTTTCATGAGAACCCCAGTATACAAACTGTGATCTATCTTGTATTACAGTTGGGTAATAGTTAACAGCACCTGATTGAGTCTTTGCATCATTTGCTTTAGAGAGATATGTAAATTTCTCTAGCAATGTGTTAGGTGTACCAGTAATAACTCCTGTTGAGTCAAATACTATAACGTGCATTTCGTCATTTGCACCACCACGTTCTGCAACGTAAGGTGAAGTGCCAGGTCTAGGAGCGATAGACGCCCAACTTACACCACCGTATGCGACTTGCCCATCATACCAATCAGACTTTGCTGTGATGTTGAGGTCGGTAACACCGTTCTCTACAACATCAGTAAGATCCCAAGTGTCAGAAGTAATTAAAGAGACTTTATTGTTAACTGAATCCCACTGGTATATAAAACCAGATTTAGTACCAGCTGTGTTTTGCACCTGTGTACCAACTGTGGGAGTAGACAAAGCACCATCTAATGAAAGAGTAACATCAGCACCCTTGTCAATAATTGCTACCTTAATAGCATTTGACTCACTGCCAGGATTTCTTGCTGCCCATCTAAATGGGTTAGAACTTGCACTTGCGTAAACTGCTTCGTATACATCGTCTGTTGGAATAGACAGTGTATATGGAGAGGTTACATTATCGTCTGATGCTGTAAGTTGTCCAGATGTTGCTACTCGAACAACGTCAAGGACACCACCATACTGGAGAAAACTTGCTGCAGTCCACCATGTTTCTGCGTTACCGTCGGATGGTTCACCGAACTGTTCAATTAATTGAGACTCGTTTGCGATGCGAACTGGTTTAAGAACAGGTCCTTTAGAGAAGGCACCCGCTATTGCTCCTACGTTAACTTCAACCGTCTCAATCGACCCGATAGTCAGATCCCTTTCTTGGATCTCGACTCCTGGCGATAGAAGCGTGCTAGCCATGTATTTTACTCCTGATGTAATAACAATTTTTGTCTAATATTATTTAGAAAAAGTTGCCTTTCTACTTATAGTCCCACATATAACTGGCGTCACCATACTCATCTAACTTCCATTTTTCCTGATTTTCCTCGTTCATATCTATAGTCCAGATGTTACCTTGATCGTCTGTAATCCTTTCATCTTCCAATCCGTCTGATATAAAACCAAATGGTGCCATGTCCTGCTCAATAGCATTCTTTTGCTCTTCATATATGCGTCTTCGGATGTCCTGATCGGTCATCTCTTTAAAATATTCTTGCTGAACTAACCATGCAAAGATGACTAAACACATTACTAGGTCATCATTATACCCTTCGTCCGCTTCAAAGCTCTGTTTGTTTTGTATGAATGTAGTCAACTCAGATACAATGTTGTAATCCTTAACAAGTAACTTGTCATCTTCTATTAATGTCTTGAGGTTAGAGCATCCTTGTGCTTTGACAGTCTTGCTCATTTTTACACCCATCTGTACTTTATTACCTGAGAATCCCTGTCCGACTATTTGCCCTGCTCTACCACGCATAGCACACATCAATACATTCTCATACTCCAAGTCATAGAATAAACTACCAGATACTGCCTCACCTATATCATTTACTTCTACAAGCACATACGCATTATTGTAATTAGTTGCTACATTGTAGATGATGTTTGGGAATAGCATAGGTCTTACATCTTTATCTCTATACTTTGCAACTAGTCTCCACGGAGCATGCGTGATATCAATTACCACAAATGCGGAGTAATCCTGTGCGAGACCACGAGATACGTCAACACATATAATGTAATCATGGTCAGATATAGGATTTTCATATACGTCGAGAGATCCATTTGTTTTTAAGATATCGTCATAGGTTAATGTTCTAAGTTTTGCAGCAGTGATTAATGTGTCAACAGATCCTAGGAACTCGCACTCAAACTCTTGAGTAAACTGTCTTTCTGATGTGTTAGCAATAGTTGTTTCTTTCCACTTAGCATCTCTGCCTGGCACTTTTGACCAGTGCACCTCTGTCCATGCGTATCCATTTCTACCTTTCTGTGCATCAACCCACAACTTATAGAAATGGTTCATACCGTTTGGCGTGGATATGATTATAACTTTTGTAGATGTACCAGATGTAATAGTAGGATATACAGAACTAAAGAACTGTTCCGCAATGTGGTTAGGTATGAACGCAAATTCGTCCAAGAAGATAATGTTAAATGACATACCTCGAACTGCAGATGCGGAGGTAGATGCTGCCAGTATTTTAGATCCGTTTTCTAGTTCCATCGAACCTTTGTTATACACAACAATACCTTGCTGTATCCACAGAGGTAATTGTTCGTATGCTAGTTGCAATCTACTAAGCAAGTCTCTAGCAGTAGATAGTTTGTTAGCTAGAATACCAACGTTAACGTTATCATTGAATAGAATATAGTGTAGCAGATATGACACACACGTAGTAGACTTACCAGTCTGTCTAGGGAGTTTTGCTATATTAAATCTATGTTCATGAAAAGATTCTATGAGTTCTTGTTGAAAATCCCACATCTTAAAAGGAACTATACCCTCATCCAATGAGATGATCTTAATATAGTTCATAGCAAAATATACAGGATCCTCTTTACACTTGAGGTATTCCTGTATTTGCTCTTTGGTAAATTGTATTTCAGTCCCTACCTTCTTAAGGTTGGGATTACCCAAATAAAAATCTTGACTCATCTAGTCGTTTTCAAATAATGTTCAGCTTCCTCGCGTGAATCAAACCAATGCATATGGTGAAATAATTGAACTGAAAATTTATGAGTAATGGCATCGTAACCAATACTCCCTTCAAAGTCCATCCAATCAGGATCTAGAAGGTCTTCTGATACTGTTGACATGAGCAAACTTCTCCTGTTTAATCTCATACTCTAGCAATCCGCGTAGAATACGAGCACGTGTGGAGTCACGAAATGCATCCAGAACTTTTAATTCGCTCTGCAATTCTTGAACTCTAGTCATATTTAGTCTCCTATGATAACTAACATTTCCACTTGCGAAGTGACTTGTTTATCCGACTGTCAGGATCCCTAGCAGTCTTAGCACTCGTCAACTTCTTCTTCATACCTCTCATTCTAGCACA